TCCTTCCCCACTTCCTACATCCCCACATCCGGCAGCACCGTAACCCGTGCCGCTGATTTGGCATCGATTACTGGGACGAACTTCAGCTCTTGGTATAACCAAAGTGAAGGGACGGTGTTTGTTGACAGAACTTTCAACATCAATAATGGTCAAACTTACTATTTTACCGACAGTGCCCTGACTGCTAACAGGATCAGGCTTGAGGGTATAAATCATTATGGCAATAACAGATCTGATGGCTCGTTTTTTGGAGGTTCTGTTGTTGGTAACAAAACAGCACTAGGATTGCAAACGGATAATGTATCAGTAAATGGTGGTACACCTGACACTTCTTTTACTATGCCATCGTCACTAGATCGTTTGTTTATCGGGAGACATCCCACAGTATCTAGTAGATATTTAAACGGCCACATCGCCCGCCTTGCATACTTCCCGACTCGTAAGACTGATCAAGAATTAATCGACCTAACAACTTAAATTATGTATTGCTACCGATTCCCAGATAGGGATACCTTTGTAGCAGCCTGTGGAACCCTTGGATGTCTCTCTGATCCCTCTGAGGAATCCCCTGATGCTGTTGTTATCCCTTACACGCATGATAGAGCCATTGATGAAGAATTAATCGACCTAACAAAGTAAACATGGAAAACGAAGAACTAGAATTTTTACCAGCACCAGGGCCATTCTTTCGGTTTGATAATGAAGCAGAGTGGTTAACTGCTGCTCATGCTGCAGGATTTATGATCACTGTTACTGATGAAGAAGGTAATGAAACAGAGCATCTACAGGCGTATACCCACGCCCACTCCATTGATGTCGTTGGCATCATTACCGTTGGTGGTGAGTGGGATGATGAAGGTAATGAACTTGTAGCACCAACTGTTCTTACTGGATGGCACGTTAATTATCAAGGAGACCTTCCAGAGGGATGGGAATCTTATGAGGTTAAACCATCAAGTCCACATAGAGTGTTTGCATAACTAAATATTTATTAAAAAGTATAGATAAAATGAAACTCATCACAGAAGAAATTTCAAACGTAAAGATTATTACCGAAGGTAAAGGTTCCAATAAGAAACTTTATATTGAAGGTGTTTTCCTTCAAGCAGACCTTAAAAATCGTAATGGAAGAATGTATCCTATGGATACTCTTTCAAGAGAAGTAAATCGTTATTGTGAAACTTTTGTCAATAAAGGTCGTGCTCTTGGAGAACTTGGTCATCCTGATGGACCTACCGTAAATCTTGACCGTGTTTCTCATAAGATTACTTCACTCACTCAAGAGGGTAGTAATTTTAGAGGTAAGGCACAAATCCTCAATACTCCTATGGGTAAAATTGCATCTTCACTTTTAGATGAAGGTGTGATGCTTGGAGTTTCTTCTCGTGGTGTTGGTTCTTTGAAAGAAGACCGTGGTGGTATAAAAGTTGTTGGTGAAGATTTCATGTTAGCAACTGCTGCTGATATCGTTGCCGACCCTTCTGCACCTGATGCATTTGTATCAGGAATTATGGAAGGAAAATCGTGGATTTGGGAAGGAGGAATTCTTCGTGAGCAACTTGCAGAAAAAACTCAGAAGAGAATTAACACTCTTGTTGATCAAAGAACTCTCGATGAACATAAGTTAAATTTGTTCAATGAATTCTTATCAAATCTTTAAATTATAAATAAATATATTAGTATAAAAAATCTAATAAAATCAAATGTCCGTTGGTAGCAATTTACAAGAAATGGAAAACGTAGTAACTAAAGGAGCTGCTGCATCTGAGGCAATGCCAAAATCCGGAAGCAATGCTTCCGGTGTTTTGACCCCTGGTCAAACTGGCAGTTACGAAGATCTCGGTGGTCCTACTCCAGAAGATTATAAAGTAGACGATAACTCTGCTAAATTTGCAGAACCCAAAATCGCAACTGTCAAAGACATTGTGAATAGAGGTGCAAAACCTGCTGAACCCATGCCTAAAGGTATGAAGGAAGAAGAGGAAGTTGAAGGAGAAGTCGTCGAAGAGGAAGATGCAACTGCATCTTCTGAAGATTTAGTTTCCGAAGAGGAAGTAACTGAAGGAGAATTCATCGAAGCAGAATATGACATTGAAGAAGATGTTGATGCATTGCTTGCCGGTGAAGAACTTTCTGAGGATTTCCAGGAAAAAGCACGTACCATTTTCGAAACTGCTATCAGGACAAAAGTTGCCGAAGTTCAAGAAGAACTGAAAGCGCAATATGAAACAACTCTCGAAGAAGAAGTTACTCTTATTAAAGAAGAACTGACTGATAGAGTTGATGCATACCTTGAGTATGTTGCCGAAGAGTGGATTACTGAAAATCAACTCGCAGTAGAGCAAGGTCTCAAGGCAGAAATGTCAGAATCATTCCTAACTGGAATGAGAACTCTTTTTGAAGATCATTATGTAAACATCCCTGAAGAAAAATATGATGTAACTACCGCAATGGTAGAAAAATTAGATGAAATGGAATATAAACTCAACGAGCAAATTAAGTCTAATATTGCTCTTAATCAAAGATTAGCTGAGTCGGTTGCTGACGTAATCTTCTCCGAGGTATCCGAAGGTCTTGCACTTTCACAAAAGGATAGACTAGCCAGTCTTGCAGAAAATGTTGAGTTTGATAGTGAAGACAACTATCGTGAGAAACTAGCAACACTGAGAAATTCTTATTTCCCAGAAAATGCTGGTTCTCAAAGAGACAACTCAGAGAATATTTCCGAGAGTTCAGAGTCCATTGCACAACCAGTTACTGGTCTAATGGAATCCTATCTCGATACTCTGACCAGAGTTTCTCAAAAGTGATTTTTTAATTATAAATCAAACTAAAATTTTTAACAAGGTAAATTCAAATGCAAGGTTTCAATGCTGAACACCTTCAGGAGAAGTGGGCACCTATCCTCAACCATGAGGGTCTCGGAGGCATCAATGATGCTCATAAGAGAATGGTTACCGCAGTTCTTCTGGAGAACCAAGAAAAAATGATCAGAGAGGAAAGAGAATTCCTTTCTGAAGCACCTACCAACTCCACCGGAGCTGGCATCGATAACTTCGATCCCGTTCTGATCTCATTGATCAGACGTGCAATGCCTAACCTGGTCGCATATGACCTCGCAGGTGTTCAACCGATGAACGGTCCTACTGGACTGATCTTCGCAATGCGTTCCCGCTTCACGAATCAAAGTGGTGCAGAAGCACTCTTCGACGAAGCAGATACTGGATTCTCTAACAGTGGAATCGGAAGTGCTACTCCATATGTTGCTAATCAGGAAGCAAACGTTGGTTTAGGAATTACTGGTTTACAATCTGCTGGAAGTAATCCTTCCAATCCAGGTCTTCTGAGTCCAACTGCTCAAACCCAAGGTGCTTATGGCGTTGGTCAGGGCATGGATACTGCATTCTCCGAGGATCTTGGAGATGGTCAGGCATTCAACGAGATGGCATTCTCGATTGAGAAAGTCACTGTTACTGCTAAGTCCCGTGCTCTGAAAGCAGAGTATTCTCTGGAACTGGCACAAGACCTCAAAGCAATCCACGGTTTGAATGCTGAGGCAGAACTTGCCAACATTCTCTCCACTGAAATCCTTGCGGAAATCAACAGAGAAGTCATCAGAACCATCTATAAGGTTGCAGAACCCGGTGCTCAGGCAAACGTTGCAACTCAAGGTACTTTTGACCTTGATGTTGACTCCAACGGTCGTTGGTCTGTTGAGAAGTTCAAAGGTCTTATTTTCCAAATCGAGAGAGATGCGAACGCAATCGCACAAAGAACTCGTAGAGGAAAGGGCAACATGATTCTGTGTTCCGCAGATGTTGCTTCCGCACTAACCATGGCTGGTGTACTTGATTACACCCCTGCACTCAATGCAAACCTGAACGTTGATGACACTGGTAACACCTTCGCAGGTGTTCTTGCTGGTAAGTATAAGGTCTATATTGATCCTTATTCTGCAAACGTTTCTGCTGATCAGTACTATGTTGCTGGTTATAAGGGTTCTTCACCTTATGACGCAGGTCTGTTCTATTGCCCTTACGTTCCTCTTCAGATGGTTCGTGCAGTTGGAGAGAACACCTTCCAGCCCAAGATCGGATTCAAGACTCGTTACGGTATTGTTTCCAACCCATTTGCTGATGGTGCAAGAACCGGAGAAGTTAACGACTCCGGTAGACTCCAAACTAACAACAACCGTTACTACAGAAGAGTCAAAGTTCAAAACTTGATGTGATCGCAATCACATATTTCTCAC